AGGCAAATAAATTTTCTACTAGCTGTCTTGATAGCTGTGCGTATATTCTAGACTCTAAGTTTCTTATAAACCTTGCTAGTGTAGTGTTCTCTTTATCTCTTTCTATTTGTTCTTGGATAGCTTTTAGTTCTTCTTTGATAGTCATCTTTCTTGAAAACTCTTGGTTTTCTATGGTAAGATAATGTGCAGACGTACCTATCCCACTAAAACTAGGATTCTTAAATTGATGCACCATCTCATCAGCTTCAATATCTGCTACTGCAAATAGTGCTAATAAAAATATACTTACTAATGTTGCCATCTCAATCTTTTCTCTGGTCATCTCTTTCTGCCTTTGCTATTTTTTCTATATCAATTAAATTTGGGACACCTAACAAAGTCTTTAACAATACATCTTGTCTAATACTTTGATTGTCCAATGCTCTTATTCTATCAATTAAACTTACAATAATACCATATTGACTATCAAGTTTAGTTGACACCCTTTCTTCCATAGTGTCTAATGAAGTCTGTACTTTTTCATCTAAGGTATCTAGTTTAGTTTCCATACCATCAATAATTCTATTGATAAGTTTCCAAACAAAAATACCTAAACCTAAAGCTGCTGCAATAGGAAAACCTAATTCAGTTATTAGTGCTACTGCCGACTCCATTAGTCTTGCTTATTAGAAGCTCCAAAGTAAAAACTAATAACAGCACTTGCTAAACCACCAAGATAACCTAACACTAGGTTTATTAGAGCCTCACTATTTTGCTCTGGTGGTTGTAGTGTTACTAAGAATATATAGGCTAAGAATCCACCTACTGTGGCTACACCCATAATTCTAGCTGTCCAGTCTTTTGAAAATTTTCCTCTAGCATCTTGCGTATCAGCTACTTCTAGTTTGAATACGTCTACTTCTAGCTCTTTCATTTGTACTTCAAAGTCATTCTCAGCTTTTTTAAGTTCTAACATTTGTTCAGGTGTTGCTTCAGCTACAGCTTTTTCTATTGCTTTAGGATTGTTAGGGCAACCTAAAACATCGGCTATCATATTAGCAGCCATACCACCCATAGGACCACCTAAAGCAGTACCTAATGTTGGAGCTACAGCACCTACTATATTTTTTAACATATCTTTCATATTATTCTCTCTCTAAAGTTAATGTTCCCTCTAACATACCATCAATAGAACTTAGCACCCATTCAGGTACATCATCTACTAATATATTCTCCTTCTCAGCTTTTTGTAAATGTAAGCTGATTAAACTTTCATATAAACCTCTAAACTGTTCTCTAGTTACCCAAGGCTCATCACACTTGGCTCTAGCTTTACAATCAAGCTTATATGCCCTGTCTAAATCTGTTTCTAAGTAGAGCAGCATTCTCTAACCATAGTTTGTAACTCAACACTACGTCTACCTACTTGTCTAAACCAACGACTGTCTTCCATTTGTACAGCCATCTCTTCCCAGTCATGTGTACGACAAGCTGCTAACATCTTTTTAAATTTACTAAATCTCGTACCACCTAGATTAAAACACATATTAACTACAACACGTTGTATAATCTCTGGTAAGTTTTTAAAATCTTCTTCGCCTATAACATGCATAGTTTCTTTTAAATGTTTATCAAAATCACTTTCATAATACATATCTACTACTTCTTGAGGAACAGCAGTACCAACTTCCCAATTGTATTCAGGGTCTTCTGGTTGGCATAGATGTCCGACACCAAGAGTTTTATAGCCTAAACTATCCATGTATATTTCTAACACTTCACCTTCGTGTCTTTTTATTTCAGCTTTACATTTTTCTATGTTCATAACTAATCCTTTTGAATATAATATTTATTGTTTTGTAATTTAGTTAAAAATTCATCTTTAACTGGTACACTATCTCTAAGTAATATAAAGTTTGGAACTTTATCTGGGTTTCTAAAATTAGGAGTTGTTTTAACTACGTCTACTTTTTGTCTTCTTAAAAAATCATCAACAGCAGGAGTAATACCTGTTATATAATTATCTTTATTTAACATATCATCTTTAAACTGTTGTAGCTGTTTAGACTTACTTATCTCTCCTTGTTGTAGTAATCCTGTTTTCTTTGTTGTTTTAAAATCTTTTATTTCTTTATCTAAAGCTTTTAATAAAGACTTGTTAGGTTTATCAGCATTTAAAACTTTATTTCTAGAAATACTTAACAAGTTTTTAAAAGAAGAAATATCTGATACATCTAATCCATATACAGAACCTTTCTCACCTGTAAATTTTACTACATTATCTATACTAGGATTAGTAAACACTCCTCTTTGTAGTGCTGGATTAGGTGTTTTAGTTCTTCTATATGAAGGTATTATTTCTTTTAAACCTCTTTCACCTGAACCATGATAAAGTATTTTAGGAACAGCTCGTTTTTCTAAAACTTCTTCTCCTACTTCTTTAACTACTTTACCACCTTTTAATATTCCTACACCACCTAATAATTCTACAATAGGTGCTACCATTCTAAGTCCCGGCTCATTTCTAATTTCTTCAGGTATTTCTATTTCTTCGGTGCTACCATCTTCATAAGTTCTTACTGACTTATTACCTACCTTTTGTATATCTACAATAGAGCCTCTATTAAATCCAAGTCTAGCCATCTGGTCAGAGTAAGGTGCTCCTGTAAAAGGGTCTACTCTATCTGCTGGGTTTTCTTTAGTGTCGGGCACTTCTGGTCCTGTTATAAAACCACCGGTTGAATATTCTCTTCTATAAGTTTCATTATATGTTCTATTATATCTTCTATCCTTTGGTCTATCTTTTATTCTAAGTAAATATGATGCCTCTTTGTCTATTTCTCTAGCAGTTTGTGTTATAGGGTCATATATATTAGCACCAAAATATTTATTCATTATTGATTTAGTACCTATCAAAGGAGTTTTTCTAGCTAGTGTTTCTGTTAATCCATATCTTCCTAAAATTAATTGCATTATATCTGACATAACTGGACCACCTAATCCTGCTGCAGATATGTAAGGATTTTTAGTATATTCTATAGAATCTCCATATCTTAATCCATATTCTAATGGACCTAATAATCCTACTCTTTGAAAAGCTCTAACAACATCCTCTCTTTCAAATCCTTGTTTCACTATCCTATCTCTATTTTCTTCGTTAGACCTCCAATAATTTGTAGCAAGTGCTAAATTAGTAGCCATAAAAGCAAAAGCACCTAGTTTTGGAGCATTAACTTTAGGATTAACTATTACAGAATTTATGTAATTTTTTAATACTGTATTACTAAAAACTGTAGGGTATCTTAAAAACTGAAAAAGTATATCTACTTTAGGACTAGTCATAAAAGTAGGTATTCTAGCTCTATCTCTACCTACTGGCATTATTACTTCATTTACAAATCTACCAGCACCTTGAATAACAGATTTATAAAATTTATCAGCATATTCTATTTCACCTGTTAACACTCCTTCTTTTCTAGCAGGACTAAAGGATGTTTTTGCTCCATCATTTAACCATCTTAAACCATCATTAATATCAATTCCTAATCCAAAAAGTTCATTTTTTAATTTTTGAATATTTCTAATTTCACTTCTAGTTAACTCTCTTGTACCTACTTCATTTATAACATCAATACCTTCTTTTGATAATTTATTTAAAGCTTCTAAGTTTTCTTTTATTAAACCTTTACCTATGTTAAAAGAAGCTAATTGAACTGATTTAGTCCAAGGTATTAACATGTTATATCTAAAAAATCCTCTACCTACTTTTTTTAGAAATTCGTTTTGTAATCCTTCACCAGTTAATCTATTAGTAGTTTCAGCAAAAGCTTCATCCATTGCTAAAAATACTTGTTGCATTTCTTTTTGAATTGCAGAATCCGGCATTTTATATTTTTGTTTTAATAATATAGGTATATCTTGAACAAAAATCTTATGTCCTTCTCTAACACTTTTTAATGCATCTTTAACTGGATTTGTAACAGAACCACCAGTTTTTGTTAAAGGTATCATAGCTTCTGTTAATGAAGAAACAGTAGCAAGTGGAAGATATGCCATAGCATTAGCTAATTTAGTTGCATCATAAGCACCTTGCATAAGCCCACTATCAAAATAATCAACTTGACCAGTTACTGACCTATATAAATCTCTTATATTTTTTCTATCGTTTTTAGAAAGTCCTCTATTTTTACCTCTAGCTTTTTTTAACTCTTCATTTATAGGTATTATCCATCTTTCATTAAATTGTTGTTCATTAGTTTTTCTAGAAAATCCCGGTAGTAAAAAACTTTTTTTATGTTGAATTGTATTAGCAGCATTCATATAATAAGTTATCATAGAATTTAAATCATTGTTTAAAAACTTTTCAAATGCATTATCATTTAAATCTTTAAATGTTCTTGCTTGTGTTAACAAAATAGAATGAGATGAAAATAACTCATTCTTTTTATCTAACATATTATCAACTAATGTTTCAGCTTCAATATCATTTTTAACAATTTTTTCGTCTACTAATTTTTGAACAAATTCAGGTCTATTATCTTCAATAGCTTGTCTGTTCCAACTTCTAGTAAAATAATTTTGTAATCTTCTATCTTCTTTAATAAGACCAGCATCAATAGCATCATCAAAAACTCTATTATACAATGCTCTTAAATCTAAAGCAACAGACTGTATTTCTTCACTATATTGTTTAGGGTCATCACCTCTTAATATTTTAATAACAGCTAATTCATCACTTTCATTTAAAGTCCCAGTTTTCCTAATAGGTGCTGTAGCTTCATCAAATAAAGCATGATACTCACTTCTTAAATTATCAAGTTGTTCTCCATGACTTAGTTCAGCTTTTTTTCTGTATATAGTTCCGAATCCTTTACTAAAATCTTCTCTAACAAGATTACCTAATTCTCTAGCAGAAGGTGCAAACTTTGCTTTTGTATCTAAAATAGAAGTAGCAGCACCAATAGTTTTTGATTTAACTTTATCTCCAAACTCTAAAACTTTATAAACTTTATCTGCAAAACTTCCTTCTTTTGTGCTTATATAACTATCATCAGAATAAAGTCTATTCATTTTACTATAGAATAAATTAGCTTTTTGAATACCACCACCAACTAAAC